GCTGAAATATCACTAGTATTCAATGTCTGATTTAATGACCAATCATCATTATAGAAGTTGATATACTGTGGAGCTAATTCTACAGCACCTCTTGCACCATTGCCAGCAGAACCAGAAACAATAAAATATGTACGGCCACCACCAGCACTAGTAAGCCAACTGTTACCTGCAGTATCAAATACTTCCATTCCACGTGGACCAAATGAAGCATATCCCCATTGATTCCAGAATCTTAATCTTTCAGAACCTAATTGCCATACTTTAGAAGCTTCATCATCTTCAAACGATGTTAATGCAGAATTAGCAGAACGATAAACTAAAGCTCCATTACCTAAAGAAATTGCAGCAGTAGTTCCATCAGAATAGCTAGAATGCGAATTAGGACCAATAATTCCAGAATTCCAGTTCATCTGTAATAAACCACCGCCTGCACCATCTATTTCAGCCCAGAATGATTTATTACCACTATAATTCTGACCTACCTGTAAATGAGCTTCATTCTCATTTTCCTTATTCTTGTTATACATTTCAGTCCAGCCAGAAGTAGAAGTAACTCTAATTCCACTAGATACATTATAAACAGTAGTTCCAGAATCACCTGTGCTTATGCTAGCATAAGGAATGTATTTACCAGTAGCGTTTGCCGTAGCCTGGTTATAAGCATAGCTAGAAGCTCCAGTAATAGTATTTGTCCAATCTTTACCAGAAACTGTATAAGTAGATCCGGCTGTAGTAACGTTTATATTATTACCTGCAGCAACATTGTAATTAGAACTCATACCAATAAGAACAGTGTCACCAACTTTTTCAATAGAAATACCAGAAACACCACTTACAGGAACTTGAGGATTAGAACCACCAGCATTAATAGCCGTACCATTATAGCCAGTAATCTTACCGTTTGCAGTTTCCCAACCACCAGTTACAATAGCTGCAGTCTGAGAAGATATAGCACCATTTGCAGAAGTAGAAGATACAGCATAACGGCTACGTTCAGAAGACAATGCAGAACCGTTATATCCAGTGATATAACCATTGCCAAAGTTCAAAGCACTTTCATACATGACTCCTTCAACTTGTGGCAAGCCACTAATACCAATAACAGTAGAAGCAGAAGTATCTTCAACGAAATAGAGTGGTGATTGCACTCCAAGTCTTGCTGTTTGCGCAGAAATGGTTCCTGTGGTCGTAGAATTGTCAACGACTATTGGAGATATACCTGTGTAAATTTTGCCTTCAGAAGGTGTTTCTGCATGAAATGCGGAACCACTATAACCAGTTATTTCATTGCTTGCATTATACTCCCAACCATTAGCTACATAATTTGCACTTTCTGCCACATAAGTATAGTTTGCAGTTTCAGCAGTGAATGCACCTTCAGCAGAAACAGCATAGATAGCGTCACCAGAAATACTGGAAACAAGATGACCACCTGGAGTGTAATCCAAAGCAGAATTTTCCACATAAGGAAGTCCTGTTACAGCAGGAATCTGAGCTGTAGCTTGGTCATATGCATAGCTTGAAGCACTCTGAATATCATCAGTCCAATCCTTACCACTTACAACATGGTCAGTAATGTCTATATTTGCTCCAGCAGTATATTCAACCTCGGCAGTCAAATATGTAGATGTAATTTCTCGTCCAAGATTATCGTATGTAGCAGAATCTGCAGAGTTTACTGCAGTTATATTGTTAATAGCTTCATTATAAGCATTAGCAGAAGCTGCAGTAATATCGTCAGTCCAATCTTTTCCAGAAATATGTAAAAGACCACCAGAAATATAGCTAGTTACAATATCTGGAGTTATATTGTCCACACCAGATGGATATCCTTGCATTTGGCTAATAGCTTCACTTAAAGCATAACTAGAAGCATTATTGATTTCAGGATTCCAATCTTTTCCAGAAATAACATGGTCAGTAATATCAATATTAGATCCAGCTGAATAGAAAGCTGTATCTCCCTGCTCATAAGAAGTAATATCTAATTTTTCATTAAGTTCTGGAGTCCAATCTTTACCACTTATAATATGGTTTTCGACAGAAATATTTTCACCTGCAGAATAAGGCTGTCCATCGCCACTAAATGAAATAACTGTCTGTGTTGGAGTATCTACAGAGAAATACAGCGGACTCTCTACACCAAGAGCAGCTGTATTAGCCGAAATCTTATATTCTTGATTGTTTACGACAATTGGTTCAACACCTGTATAAAGATGGCCACCTTGACCACCTCCACGTAAAACTGTATGATTGCTATTTGTTGTAAGAGCCATAAATTCCTCTAATTATTTATACTATCCAGGTACACCGCCAGTTAATACACCACTAACTTGGCTTTCCGCTGTACAGCCATAAACTTTTAAATGGTCAAATTGCATTATCCAACCTTGTTCTGTATAACTACGAATTCCATTAAATATATTACCTGCAACTAATCCACCTGAACCCATTTTGATACCTTCGATAAATAATTCACATACATTTTTTGATCTATCAATGCAGAAGGTATAAGTACTGCCAGAATTAGGATCAGAAGTTTTAGAAAAATATGTATATGTATTGCCTATTCTAGTAGCTCCTGAGTAAGATGTAGTTGCAGTAAATCTAACTGCTGGGCTAGGATAATAAACAGTTCGCATTGCAGGATAATAAGTTCCTACATCCTTGCCTCTTCGTAGCCACCATGATTTATCGTTATTAGCAAAAGTATCATAACTAGCATTATTAAAAATAAAGTTTATATGTGCTGTTCCTACATTAACAGTGCCTGCACCATTTAAACGCTTAATACGAGTGTTAATTATCGTAAACGGATATTCAGAAATATCTACATTATATTGATAATTACCTGTTGTAGAAATAGTGGCAGTAGAAGTATATAATGTTTTATAAGGCACAATATTAAAATTAGCTTTTGCTGTAATATCTGAGCCAGTAAATGTAAAGCTATTACCAGTTAATGTTGCTCCTGTAATAGAATAATTTGCAAATGTATACATTTTATTTGGCGTATTACTCAAAGCAGCAGTATCACCAATAAAACCAGAGTTCTTTGTAGAAACAATACTACCATGACCGTCTGTCTGTAGAGTAACATTCTTTGCTGTCTCAAAATTTGCTTGAGCTGTAATATCAGAACCAGTAAAACTAAAATTATTTCCTGTTAAAGTAGAACCAGTCATAGAATAAGAGATGAACTTTTCATTCCATGCAGGAGTATTGCTTAATGAAGCTGTGTCGCCGATAAAACCAGAATTCTTGGTAGAATCACAGTTTATAGTCGTAACGTTCTTAGCTGTCTCATAAATAGCTTGTGCTGTAACGTCATTATTAAGAATAAAGTTATTACCAGTCAACGTTGCACCAGTAATAGAATAAGAACTGAACTTTTCATTCCAAGCAGGCTCATTAACTAGTGTAGCTTCAGTGCCCTTGTAACCAGATTCAGGAACAGAATGACATCTGTTTGCGGAGACTTCGTAAACATCTATATACCTAGACAATGCATGATGATTGTAAGGATTCGTTAAAACATGTTTTTCTTTTATCATTTAAGCTTCTCCTTAATCCACGATAAATCAGTCTGGATTTGTGCCAATTTAGTAGCTAAATCTAAAGACTTTATAGCTTCTATTTCATTTTCTAATACAGCAATCTTTGCAGCCAACTTATCGTTATCATCATCTCTTTTCTTTCCTGTAGAATTACGCTGCAAATATATTATAAGGTAAACAACAACAGCTGCTATAATAGCTGTTGCATTACCGGATTGAAATGCATTTGTCAGAAGTTCTTCCATATTAATAACCTTGCTTAAATAAATAAGAACTTATTTTTTTATCTTCAGCATCTGTTGTTGCTCTTGCTATACCTATCAATCCATAAAATCTATCTAATGCAGTTTCTGACCCTGCACCAGCCCAAAATGTAATCATTTTAGAACCCATAGCTTTTGCTGTAGTATTTGTTGTAGACCATGTATAGCCAGTAGTAAGATTTTTTGCAATATAATTATTACCAGTTATTGATACTTTATAAACATTATCAGTAGCAATAGAAAAATTTGTTGCATCAAGATTAACAGCTGAATTAAAATGAAGTTGAAACTGATTACCATTGCTTCTAATCATGTAAACATAATTATTATTATCATTATTTCGCCAAACAACAATACCACCAATTCCAGAAGTTGAATTAATTACTCTAAAGAAAAATGTATATGTTCCATTTGTTGCTTTCATTGCATTTAATCTATCTGCTGTAAGATTAGTATACAAATAATCTGATGTCGCTTTAGTTGTAGTTAGAAAACAAGATGCACCTGAACCATTTTTTGTTACAGTTCCATTTTTTATATATGACCCAACATCTGTGGTTGATATTCTATTAGGTATTTCTGTTCCATCAAAATCATTTGCAACATATATAAAATCCAAATCATCTGGTAAAATTGGATCAATCTTTATCCATCTACAAACTTGAAGCGAGCGCATTCTATTTTCATGCGTTCCTCCACCACCAACAGTAGAAGCTGTATATCTACCTGGACCATAATATTCATATACTCTATTAGAACCATTATTAATTACTTTAACTGTATCACCAGTAGAAGCAAAATCAAGTCCACCACCATTACCAGTTGTAGTAATTCCTCGACAAGAGTTTTGGTGTATATGTGCAGGATATCCTGCAGTAGCTGTGTCTGCGCCTATTATAGTTCCTAAATTACTAGAAAATGTATTATTATCCTGTCCAACTAAAATAGTTTCAGATGAATCTTTATACCAAAGTCCATCTAAAAAATCATTTGGATCTAATGAACTGTAAAGTTCAATAATACTACCAATTGGATATATGTCTGTTAAAATGCTCATTATTCTATCCTAAACCATTTGTAAACTTGATAATATGGTTGCATATTATTATGTGCACCACCACCACCAGATGAATAAAATGTTGTAGTTCCTTCACCATAATCAGTTGTTCCAGCTCTTGTGTTTATTTTATTCCATATTGCTGTTATTGTTGTATTTCCTCTGTTACCAGTTGAATTTCCAGGTTTTGTAGCTACAAGTTCACCTGTATGATTATGTGATTGCATTTGTGATAATGTTAATGTAACTGTATTTTGTCCAACATAATTACCTGGCGTTCCTGTAGTAGATATATTTGCTGCACTATCATTTACAGACGACCATGTACCTGCACTAAACAAAAAAGCTGTATTTGGATCAAATGCTGAATTGGTAGTTAAATATACGTAACCAACTGGATATATATTATTTAATGAAATCATGCTATTCTCTCCCAAAATTTTACAATCATACTTTTTTGTATGTTATTGTGAGTTCCTTTGTTTTCATTTTCTTTAGTGCTTAATCTACCATTACTAATTTTATCTAATGAACCATTACTTGAATAATAATTATTCCAGTTACTTGTTTGGCTGTCGTTATTATATGATTTATAAAGAACTCTACCAAACGAATGATTATGTGATGGACACTCATCCAATGATAATGTATGCGTCTCTTCACCACCAGTTATACTATTAGCATCAAAAAATCCAACTGGCGTTCTACCTTCAAAATTAACAGTTGTCCAAGTGCCTCCAAAAGTTACATTTGGGTCAAAATCAGCATTTAAAGTTTTATATAAAGTTCCAATTGGATAGAAATCTAAAATTGATTCAGTTTGATTATAAGCCAAATACCCATTCCAATTAGAATGAGTAAGTGTTCTACTTTGAAACTGTAATTTAAAAACTTCCGCCATTATTCACCTGCTATTCTGTTGATACCAATGATCTTCTTTACGAAAACAAAATGTCTATCAGCTGAAATTGTTGATGGATTTCCAATAGCCCACCTATTTGTCCATCCTCCAACTTTTCTATTCCATGTAGTATCTTGAACATTGTAGTATGAAGCAATACCATGATTGATTGCTGATACATTAGTGGAAGCAATGGTAGAAGGATTGTAAATGAAAGTAGTTTCAAGAACAATGTTGTTTGTAGATGAAGGTAAGAATTCGGTAAATCCAACACCCATGTCCAATGTATTTGCATCTGCTGAACCGTCTACTGAATTGTAAAATACTTTTATTCTTTCAAAATTTAATGGGCTTTCAGAAAGGTTAATAGTTCCTGAAGTATCACCATTAAATAACACAGTTTCATCTGTAGAAGCAATAAGCGTATTATCGACTAATTCGAATTTGATACCTGGTCCAGCAGAAATCGGTAATGCACTTCCACCCCATGTACCAGAATTAGCAGACACGTTATCGATTGTAGAATCGATATTTGCAGACGTAGCAGTTACATATCCGATAGCATCCGTAGCAGACTGAGGGAATTCGTCACCAGCTTTAAATGCACTACCATTATAGGCTGTAATCATTCCACCAGAATATTCAAACGAACTCTCGTTCATCGTGCCTGCAGGAACTTCAGAAATATAACCGCTTTCATTGGCAGTCGTATAGAAGTTTGCAGAATCTGCTGTAGTCAAGTAACCAGTCATGTCTGCAGTCAACTGATAGTCTGCCAGAGACTGATGAGCAGTCAAGAACGTTCCAGAAACATCGCTGAATGCAGAAGTATCAAGCTTGTTAGAAGATAAATCAGAAATTCTACTAGCTAATGTGTTAATACGTGCATGTGCCGAATTGTCATACAAAGCAGAATTGTCAATAGAACTAATAGCTGTGTCTTTGTAACCGAAAGTTAACTCATCTTGTTTAGCAGTTACACTGTTCCAAGTTGCACTATTGTCAATAACAGCTTGTTCAACTTCAGGATTACCACCTTGTGCAGTAACAGAAATAACAGTCTTCTGTTCTAAAGGATAATCTACAATAGAAATACCAGAACCAGCTGAGAGTTCAAAGTCACCACTTACTCCGCCTTGACCAGCAAATGCAGTGCCATTATATCCAGTAATTTTATTATCGGAAATTTCAAGAAGATTAGCACTCATTAAGCCATCAAGGGACTGATGGGCTGTAAGATAACCTTGTCCAGTTACCCAATCTTCAGTAGCATAACCTTCCAAGCTTTGATGTGCTGTTAAATAACCTTGTGCAGTTACCCAGTCTTCTGTAGCATATCCTTCAGGGACAGCAGTTAAGAAATTACCAGATACAGAAGCAAAGCTAGAGCTGTCAAGTTTAGAGCTAAGGCCAGACTGTAAAGTATTTTCTGTAACATATTCTGAAGGGATAGCGGTAAGAAAATCGCCAGAAACAGTTGAGAAAGCTGATACATCAAGCTTGTTACTGATGTCCTGATGTGCTGTAAGATAGCCAGATGGGTTGCTTGTTGACGGATAAAAAGCAGACTCCATGTATTCTTTCATGTAACTCTGATTTTCTACCCAATCCTGTGTAGCATAAGAGCTTAATTCGTCATGAACAACATAGTCACCAGCACTCTGATAATTGCCTGCAGGTTGAACACCAGTAACATTAATAGTATTACCGTCAATATCAACGTAAGATCCTGCTTCATAATTTAATCCCGCACTGAATGCACTTCCGTTATAGCTTGTAATCTGCCCATCTTCATAACCAAATGCACTCTCATTCATTGTGCCTTCTGGAACTGGAACGCTAGACAAAGCAATTACTAAGCCTTCATCATCATCTTGAGCAAAATATAAAGGAGCCTGAACACCAAGTGGTACATTGTCAGCAGAAATCATGTCAAGCTCATTGTTGACATCAATAGGATAAATACCACCATAAACTTTACCACCAGAAATAACCGTCAATGGGCTATTTGGCGTGCCTTTACCAGATAAAGTCTCATCATGATATACTTGTCCCATACCATCGATAGTAATATCACCATCTGATAAAGGAATAATATTTAATCTTGAGCAAACAAGGTTATTAAAGCTATCATATACATAAGCGTCATAACGATAACCAGGATCTACAAGGATAACTGCTCGACCATCAGAACCTAATGGAATCTTGAAAGGATGTCTTGTTCCATCCCAGTCAGCATAAGTAATTATCTTATTGTCAGTACCAGCTTCGAAGACTTCAACATGGCCACCTACAATCGGTTTGCCGTTAACATTTTCCCACTGAACGAAAGGATCAACTAAGTAATATAGTGCGCCAGTGTCTATAGCCATTAAATAACCTCCTTGTGAGTAGCCACTTCCGCTACGGAATATATCTGTTATTATTTATACAATAAGAAAGGTAATAAGATTTCTCTTATTACCTTTTTTACATATAGGAATAATATGTAGATTAGTTTTTAAACATAGCGAGTGTTACGAGACGCGGTTCGACTGTACCTGCAAGATAAGTGAAATCCCAGCGGCTGAAATTTTCAGCACTAACACCATCAGTCCACTGGTTGAGAGATACACGGAGACCGTCTACATCACCAACAGCAGCTTCCTTAGAGAACTTCATATCAAGCTTGTCGACCTGAGAGAAGTTGTAAGCATTCTTAGCACGGATGTATGCAAGACCGTAGTTACCATTTTCCGGAACAGTGATAGAGTCACCAGCTGCAGGAGCCTTAGAACAGTCACGAGTACCGTTAGCAGCCGTATGAATCGGCTTAACCTTGATGTCACCAGAAGCATAGGTATCTTCCTGAACGATGAAGGCATACGGAGCATTAGTTTCCATACCGATAGTATCACAAGCATAAGCACCGTCGACGAAAATCGGAGTACCAGCCTTGAGTTCACCAGTAATACCAGAAAGGGTAATAGTGTCAGCAGAAGCACCAGTTGCATAGGACTTGATACCCTGAGTTGCACCAGTAGTCAAGTTAACCTTGAGCGGCTGTAACCAACGTTCAGACTTATAGTCAACGCCCTGGAATACACCGAGCGTGCCCTTACCATAGAGAGCATCAGGAGCGCCAGTCGGAACGAACATCTGACCGTTAGCAGCTAAAACTGCCTGAGCCATCGGGTCGACGAAGCCCTGAATATCTTCAGTGGTGATAGACTGGATGTAAGCACCAGCCTTAGCGAGCGGAACGAAGCCAGAACCAACGAAGCAAGTGGTAGCTTCCTTAGTAGCCTTGCCAACTTCTTCCTTAAGAACCTTATTAACAAGGTCAGCAGCGTAGGACGGGCCGATTTCCTTTTCCCACTTCAAATCAGTAACACCTTCGAGAGCGTTGGTGCGAACAGAGTTAACCTTGTTCTTGATGGAAAGAGTAATCTTACGTTCTGTGATATCACGTGGGTCAGCAACAAGGCCATCAACCGTGTTACCAGCATCCGGGAGAATAAAGTCGAAAGACTGACCGGCCTTCATGTTGCCGTTAATCTGTGAGCCGAAATAGTCCTTAGAAGCGAGCTTCAAGAAGCCAGCATTCTTAGCAACTTCAAGTGCTACAACTGTAGCGAGCTTTTGGGTTTCAATAGTGTTGTTTGTAGAGACTGTAATAGCCATAATTAAATCCTTTTATTAACGATGTGAATTGATATAATTGATTGCGTCCTGTTTCGACCAAGGCTTAGTCCAGTTTGTTCCGTTCTCAATTACATTGTTGTTCAATGCCTTGCCAGTGTCTGGTAATGTCTTAGGCTGCGGCTGCATCTTAGCTTTATTGGCCTGAATGCGTTCATGCTGTATCATTCTGTTCTCAAGCTGTTTAAGCTCAATGAACTTGCTATAAGGATTTCTCATGGCCATAATCTTCAAAGCAGCTTCAGGTTTGTGAATGAAGTGCCTGATAAGCTTAGGAGCCATATCGCTATCCTGCAAATACTGCAATACGCTTCTGTCCTTTTCGCTAAGTAAGAAATCAGAGAACTTCTGATAGCCAATTTCAGGATGCATATTTGCGAAATTACTTTCAGCCATCTGAATGAGTTCCTGATATTTGTTTCTTTCAGTTTCATCAGGGAAACATTGCTGACATCTGTAATCTGCAAGTTCTGCAGCTTCCTGCATGTCCATCTGTCGTCTTTGGTTCTCGATTTCAGCAGACCATCTGTCTACCTGTTCCTTACCGAGACGTTGATCTACCTTATAATCCGTGTAAGCGCCCGTATCTCCCTTGAAATCTTCAAGTGTCAGGTCTTTATATTTTTCCAGCTGCTCTTTAAGCTTAGCAATTTCATCTTCCCTAGCTTTCAGCTGAGCTTCGACTTCGCGTCTTTTGTTCTTTTCTACCTTAAATGCGTGTCTCTGCTTTTCAATCGGAGTAAAAGGTTTCTTCTTTTCGACTTTGCTTTCCTCAGGTTTCTCAGGCCCTTGGTCAGTGTCCTCATTACCGGCATTGCTATCGTTTTCAGGAATTTGACTGTTTTCTTCCTCAGGATTCCCGGTATTGCCACCTGTCTCTGCTTCCTTTCCCGCTTCTTCAGGTTGAGAATCCCTGGAAAAATCAGTAAAGAAATCATCGAATTGTTTTTCGCCCTTAATTACACTTTCGGCTTCAGTCTTTGTCATATATTTTTATTTCCTTTGTCGTGATAAGCCCACGTTGCTTTATAACTATATATTTATATTAACTAAATACATTTTGTGGATTAGATCCAGTAGAGAAATCCTTATCAATGAATACATACATTATAAGCGTATAAGATGTAGCCGGGTACTTAACCCACTTGTCATTCAATGAACCGCCTACGCCTCGTTTGTTATTACCAGCACCATTCCACTGGAAAGATGGGAACGAGCCAATTTGCATACCATAAGAATACTGATTATGGACTACATTACGGCCTTCAAACGAACATTCGTATTCTGCGATACCGTCTGCATCTCTACATACACACTGAATACAACCGACCTTAGTTGCATCTGGATAATCTTCGAAGTATATAGTAGTTCCGTCAGCGGCTACTTTCTTTTGTACTTCATATGAGCCACAACCCCAGTTGAATACTGGAACGATACAGCCGTTATAGTGGTCATTATAGTCACCTTCCATAATACCGACTTCACCAGCATTACAAGAAACTTTAATCTGGCCAGAACGGCAAAGGAATCCACGGCCGACAGTAAACATTCTCCAGAAATTCTGACGCGGTACAACTGTAATAGAAAGTTCACGGTCATTCATGAACACAAAAGGAATCGTAGTCGTAGCGAAAATTCCAGTACCTGACTGACTATCTGTCCAGTGGCCAGAGTACATCTTGAAAGCCATAGGTCTATTTCTACCATTCCACTGGTCCAAATAAGGTTCAGCATTTGCTACATAAGAATAATGATGGTCAATATCCTGATATTTTAAATTAGTTCTATCGAGCCTAATCCAATGTTTATCAGAATAAGTAGAGCCATTAGAAATCCAAATACCATTAACAACACTTTCAGGCTGTGTAGCATGAACATAGTGAACACCATTGCCATGGAACATATTGCCAGATACTAAAACAGTAATAACTCCACCATAATCAGCCTGATCAACAACAGCATAAATCTGGTTATTAATCAATTCAATATTTCTGGTAGTAATTTGGCCATAAATCTCACTATTTCTTACAGTAAGCTTAGCGCCAGTTGTATTGATAGGCAAATTAATGCTAGCATTGTCAATAAGTGAAGTAGATATGAGAGTAAGGCTAGGACCAGCTAAAGATCCTCTACGTAACTGAATGTTACTTAAAGCAGTTGCAGCCCCAAATGTTAACCAAGAGTCGACCGCATTTACTGTATGGTTAGCTGTAAGGCCGTTAATTGTTAAAGATACGTTATGGAATTCGATATTGCCTGAGCTATCTGCAACAGTAATAGTTCCATAGCAGTTTTCAATTGTGCCTCCTGAGTAAACAGTAGCATTAATAGACTGTTCACCTAAGTCACCATAGTTATAGTCACCAGCTATGTTCTTCAAAATAATGTAAGTGTTAGCATCTTTACAGTTATCTAACGTAATTTTACAGTCATTATAAAGATGTAAATCGGTAATATATGCATAGTTGTCTACAAACCAGTCTGTCTTTACAACCATGTTGTAAAGAGTAACCGTATTGTTTAGAACTTTATGACCTTCAACAACTTCACAATTCCTGAGAGATAAAGGGAAGTCTACATCTACTAATTTTACCTTAGAATTTTCGATAGTCAACGGGCCATGCATATTTTCTACAATATAGCCAACCCTAGCACCTTGACATAATGCTATATTAGACCAATACCAGCCAGTGTTAATCCAGTCAGCTTCAAGTCTATAGTTACCAATTGTCTGATTGAGTTCAGGAATGAAAAGCTTATTATCACATGCCTTCATTTCATGACATGCTACCAAAGTTCCGCTAGTATTTTTCTTAACTACAAATCTAACACCATTGTCGAGAATAATATCCTTCTGAACAGATACAGTATTAGAGCCATCGAACATATAATATCCGATTGCACCACCATTAAAGCTAGGGAAATACAAATCTTTATGATATCTATTTGCAGCTGCAGCAGCATAAGCTCTAGCACCCATGTGAGTAGTAGTAGCCGATGTAGTAGAATTAGGAATATCTCCATACCATCTTACATCGATATAGCTGCCTGGAATCTTCATGATCCATGCACCTTGAGTTGTGTTATTAGATCTAATCCAAACACCACCATCATCAGCCCAGTAACCACTTTCATGCCATACATAGAATCTAGCTGGACAGTCTTCCTTAGTATAATATCCTAAGACTTCGACACAATCGCCATCCTGCATTCCATTGATATTCTTCAAGTCATCGATTGTATCAATGATAGCTCCATCTTCAATGACAGTAGTCTCACTTTCACCTTTCAAAAGTTCAGTCTTGAAAAGCTTCCAATGTTCTGGAGCTGTATCACCAACCATTATACCGTCGCCGATGTATTCGTAAAATCTTGCAGTATAATCGCCTTCAAGCATAACCTGATAATCGGTTACGCCATCTACATAAATTGGATTGTCAAGTTCTTGACCATCTACATCATAGATAGTTTTCAGTGAAGTAGTATTGGCTTCACAAAATTCAATCTTACCAACGAGCGGCTTACCGCCATTGGTGAACAAGAATTGCCAGCAGTCAATGAAATTTCTCATTACTTAATTCCTTTCCATTTTTTCCATGCTTCAAGCTCTATACCTGCGTGTGGTCTAAAGCCTGCTTTCCACATTCTTTCATTTTCTTTGATAATCCAATCCAAAGCAGAATCATATTTCTTTTGTTTTGGATCTTCTTCACTACGAAGATATTTATTTTCTTTTCGAGCAATACCTTTTTCAGCGGCTTTAGTTGCACCAACTACCGTAGGACCAATATAAGACTTAGCCTTATTTCCTTCAACCCATTTTTGGTCAAACTGCTTAAGGCCATCTGCAGTATTAGCTTCATCATAACGTTGTTTTCTAGCTTCGTTATAAGAATCTTTCATAAGATTATCTTTTTGTGCTTTAGCTTCTGCTTCCTGAGCTTTCTTAAGCATTGTCTGGTCAACAAGTTCTTTATCTTCTATAGGTAAATCAACATATTTCTTTAAAGCATCATCTGCACTTTCAGCGGGAGCTCCTTTCATTCGTGGAGAATTTTTAGCTCTACTGCGCTTTACAATTTCAGCCCATTTATCAAAAGGGAATTTATCTAAGGCTCTCTGAACAGAACCTAAGTCATTAATACCAGCTAATCCTTTAATGCCTTCGCCAAGAATAAGATTTCCACCATAGTCTAAACCAATGTCAGCTAATGCACCTTCTAAATCGTCATTAGTCAGTCTATTTGCTGCACGAATAGATGGTCCAACAAGTAAACCACCTACACCTGGTAAAGCATCAGCTCCAGCTGCAGCAATATCAGATATTCCTCTAGTTAAAATAGCATTTTCAGGTTCATCTTCAATAATAGCCCGCTTAGTACCTGGCGAAATAACAGCATCAGCCACAAAGTTTAATGCTTTGCTTATTGGATTATCAGTGTCCAAATCGAAATAAGGATATTGATAATTTTCAATAGCTGCCTTTCGTCTAGCTTTATCAGGATCAAAGCCTTCAGCTTCTTTCTTACGTTCTTCCAGCTGTTTGTTATATTCAGCTTCAGATTTGCGATAATTTTCCTTGTCTGACTCTTTATCGAAATAAGATTCAATTTGTTCTTCAGTTAATCCATGCGGAGCATTAGAAGAAACATTGTATAAGTCAAGAAAACCAGGAACTGCTTTAAGCTTTTCCTTGTTCTTGGCTATGAATTCATTTACTGGCATGAACTGAAGTTCTTTATACAATTCGCCGTAATCGTTTTCAAGCAGTTGCTCTAGTTTTTCTTCATCAATCATTATATACCTATATACTGTCTCTTAATTTTGTCCCAAACATAACCTGCTGCTTTCATTGTAGCCTTATCTGCAGTAGTTGGATAATATCCGGTAGTAGTAGATTTGGCAAGAATGTCATTTACAGACAAAGCTTCAGTAGTCTTCTTACCAGTATGAGAAGCTCTAGCACTCTGATCAGCTTCTGCGCCCAGTTGAGCTGTAGACTTAGTTCCTCTTATGCTCTTAATAAGTTCATCTTTATCTTCAGGTCTCAAATTAGAAGCAATAACTTTATCAATAGCTGCTTGCTTTTCTGCATCAGTATTGAATACGCTAGGAATAGAACCAATAGTTTCAGTTTTACCTATTTGATAAGCGTCTTCTTCTGCCTTAGCAGCATTAGCTTCTCTAAAAGAAGTTTCTAATTCAGGATATTTATTTACAAGTGCTTCCTGTTGTTTACGAATAATAACAGCTTCTTGTGGTCTTGCGTTAATAAGGTCCTTATTAAGCTTAGCCATTTCTACTCTAGCTTCTTTTAATTCTTGATTTCTGGCTTTCTGTGCTTCAGCAGCTCTAGATTCATCTTCCATTTGCTTTAGCATCTTATTATAATTTGCCTGCTCTTGTCTAGCTTTCTCAGCTTGGACATTAGCATTGTATGTCTGAAGTAATCCAGGATTTCCCCAGACATAATCATATAAGCCTAATTGAAATAATGCTTCACTCGGATCGTACATATTAAACAAGCCCCAATATTGCAAGTGAATCTAAATCATCAACGCCATAACGATGACTGTTGGCATATTGATCTCTCCAATCAGTCGTAGCATTAGGAACTGCCTTATTCCATGAATTGTTGACGATACTATTTTCAAGCATTGACAAATCTAAATCATTAGGATCGTAAATGCCTTGTTCTACATCGGCTAAATGAGCACCTTCATCATCCCACATAGCCTGGTCAGCTTGCCAATCCTTGTAATTCTGATAAGCCTTATAAGCACCTACGCCTCTGCCAAGCATTTGCATAAGGTTTCTATAAGCGTCATTCCTTTCCTTAGCTCTCTGGTCAATTCTATTCTGCTGAACTGTAGCCCAGTTAACAAAGTCAGGTGTCTGATAATCTAAATTAAATCCATAATTCATACAGTCTCCTTAAATGCTTGCAAGAGTTAATGATAAGTCATTGTTCATCTTCTGTTTATCTAAGTCCATCTGAGTCTGGAACTTAGACTGTTGCCAGTTCTGATAGTCTTCAGCAAGATTACCGTAGAGACCCATCTGATACTGTCTACCTTCTTGTAAAGCTCTGAGTCTATTCTGTGCATTTTGAATATTTGCTTGCCAAAGGTTATAGGCAAATTGTCTATCCTGGTTCCTTGCAGCCAGAGCATCTTTATAAAGATCTTCATTTTTCTCTGCAACACCAGTAGCGATTGCATTTGCTGCTCCAGTTCCTCGACCTACACCTTGACCAGCTGCTCGGCTTTGAATAGCATCAGCAGTCTTATTGATAATAGCATCCTTGTTTGCAGCATAGTAGTCTTCAACAGGCCCTACATCCTCAAACTCTGGCGCATCATAAACGAATTCATTAGGGTCATAAGTGTTTACAAGCTCTTGATATTTTTGAATATCCTCTTTACTGCCTATTGCAGCATTTTCCTTGTAATACTGTGCAGCAAGGTCCTTAAGGTTCTGTGTGCTAGTATTTAACTGCTGTGCGGCTTTTCGAAGAATCTCTTCTTTCTTCTTTTCGTCTTGTTCTTGTTCCCAAGCACTGAATAAACCAGCAGCTAATCCAACACCACCACCTATCAATGCACCCCAAGGTCCAAATGCCGAGCCAGCTGCCGCGCCAGTTCCCATTCCTTGCAGTGAGCTAGATGCATAATTAGCCATATAATCTCCTTAAATATCTCATTTATTTATACTAAGTGTTCTTAATGGTAAAGAAAAAGCATGCAATACCGTTAACAGTAACGGTATTGACGCCTTCATTAACCGTGTGAAATCCAGAATCATCATGGTAGCTAAAAGCATAATGGTCAGGTAAATCTTTAACAGTACAGCTTGCTACAGTATTAACGAAACATACATTCTTTACCATAGTCAGCTTATAAGCTCTCTGGTAATCCTTTGCGAACTTTCCCTGCATAGCTGCAGCAAGTTCTTCTGTGTTGCTGAATCTGGTTATATCGTCAATAATCATAATATATCCATCTCCTTGTACTGAATCTTTGCAGCCATAATAGCGAAATCAATCGGGTCTGAACAACTAAATTCCATAGTCATGCATGTATGAATACCTAGATTAAACCATTCAACAATAGTTCCATATTCGCCCTGTAATCCTAACAATCCGATTTCCTGATTACTCCAAGGACCACCACTTTCTGAATATCTCATCATAATTTGTGGCATTAAGTTTGCATTCTCAAAATCACCAGCATTACATATTAGCTTAATACCGTCAACAATAAACGGATTATATTCAGTCTGCATTACACCACTTCGTCTGCATCGAATCATAGGTCTTCCGTCATATTCAGTAAACTTATGAATATCCATGTAGACAATGTGATCATTTACGCCGAACAGAATTTTGCCATTATGCAATAAAGCAAATTCAGGTCTCCACTTATGATGCTTATTGGTAACTGCATCCTTGGTAGATCGTCTGTGCCATAGCTGTTCTGTTACATCATATACCAATGTGTAATCGTCATTGACAAATGATAAAGCGTAGAACAAATGGCCGTTTTCCATCCATGTTTGTCCTCTAGCGTCTTCAGGATTTTTAAAGCCTTGAATAAGTCTTTCTACGTCTGGCGTAGAACATCTGGTAAGCTGATTTCCTCTCCAGTAATAAACACCGTTTTCACCGATAGCTGAAGAACCTAGATAGAAAATATAATCACCGACAATAGCCAGAGAATCTGGTGCTTTAATACCAATAAGATTAGCGCAGTTCGACGGAGATACAAAAGGCATATCTACGTCTGAATTGTAATTAAAAATCTGTGAAGACTTTGGGCCAAATGTATAAAGCAATGTTCCATTGGAGATTAAAGCTGTAGTATTATCTGGAGCCCATTCAGAATAGGTAATGAAGCCATAGTCTTTATACTGTGTGCTATTTACCATGAAAATATCCCAGTCTATCTGGTCATATTCGTCAGTAGTTTCAAAAGGATATTGATAAGATGTATAGAACGCGTCAGTTCCTTTGTCGTTAACAATCAGATATCCATAGAGATATGCACAGTGTGTCGGCTGAATTCTCTGACTTGTACTGTCTACTCTATAAGGTAACTGAATAGAACGAATTGTAGACCTCATTTCTTCAGTAGTTAAATAAGTTCCAACACAAATTACGTTAGCTCCGTCTACTACTACAAGATATGGCTTTGTACCACCTGTCTGACAAATATGAACAGGTGCATTTATATTAGTTAAACCGTCATAGATTTCTTCTGGCTCGTTACCAGTTCTTATTACATAAAGCTTAGAACCATAGACTGCGAAAAGAAGTGGAAAACCGTCTTCGCCTTTATCGGCTTCGTATAAGCCTCTACAATATCCTGGAATATCATAAAGAGTAGTCGTTCCGCAAATACTACGAAGCATTGACTGAGCTGAAGCTCCCTGACCTTGTGTTTCAGGGAACATATTGATTGACTCAGCCAAGTTAGCAATACGGATATTGCTTTTACTCCATGGACCTACTATATTTTGTATTACACTCATATTACCCCAATAACCATTGACCAGCCTGGAATTCATTTCTTGTCATAGCATAAATTCTATGCGGGTCTCTTCCAATAAACTTTTGAATACTAGAACTAGCACGAACATTTTCTTCAAGCTCATCAAGTCTCTGCTTCAACATAGCTGTTGTAGAATCACCGAGTCTAGGATATGCCATAGCCAAATCATAAGTAAGTCCCGCAGTAAATAAAGCTATATACTGTCTAGGAATATTCAATTCTGTATCAGCATCGAATAAGAAAGGCTCAGAATAAATTACTTTAAGTTCATTGAACGGTTCTCTGAACAATAAGTCAATTTCTTCATCCGATACAGTATGAGCTGAATAGCATGTTCTGTTATAAGCTGCAAGATTATAGAAATCTTCAAAGGCAATGTAATTAAGTTCGATATAGCCTTCACCATATTTCGCAAATACCCTATCAACAGTCTGAACATCCATTTCTACATCTGGATAAACATCAAACAAGTTTTCAGGTTCAGGTATAGGAGCCCAAAAATAGTCATTCTTTCGAACTGCTCTCCTAGACTCTTTAATATAATAAATCTGTCCGTTTGGAGCTTCTGAAATATCAGGTAAATCATCTTCGTTAGCGATAATGGTAAGCCTGTCTTCAAATTCATCTTTAGGCTTAAATCTACCTAGAACAATCTTTTCCTTAGGCACAGAAATATCTACTTCTTTTTGAATGAAAGAAAGTAAATGTGTATTGGAATAACCGTCTAAGCGTCTCTGCAACATTGTATAAGCAGAAACAAATATATTTCCAGGCACCGGCTGGCTACGATTGACCAATCTAGCCTGGTCACAACTGTTTACGATAATCTCTCTTAGTGTAATCTTTGACATAAAACTCCTTATCTAAGCTTCACATAGTTATTGTAATACTGACCAAGGCTTCGGCTATTTAACCAATGTGAAAGCTTTCTAAGTGACATTGGGTACCAGTAGTCATTTCTACCAAGCCTTACAAACATTGTATTAGAGTTAGGCAAATAGCGTAAATTACGAACAAATGTAGATGAAGCTCTTTGTGGCGTGTTTGTAAATGGCTGTGTGGCATGAGCTACTCTAAACTGTAGCCTATCACCAATAGGTATAGCCCTTCTGGCATAGTTACCAGTAGGAGCTATACGCAATGAAGCCATTAAATTGGCATACGGTGTCCATCCGTTAAAGGTTGTTTGCATAATCGAATTCTCCACTTATCTGGTTAATACGATTGTTTATTTCCTTTTGCTGTTCAGCTGCAAGCTTCATCTTTTCTTTTTCAAGACTGATTAATTCCTTAGTCATCTGAACATTAGCCTGTCCCTGTTTAGAATCGATTTCAACTTGCTTTTCCTGAGCATCAAGACCGAGTTCAGTTTCTTTAAGTCTCATTTCATCTTCATGGAAAATCATATCCTTAAGAATCTGTTCCTTCTGATTGAGCAACTGAAGGTTAAGCTGGTCGATTTCTTTCTTAAGTTCGTCATTAGCCTGTAAAGCCTGTTCCAAAGCATCCTGCGTCTGGTTAAGGACATCATTCATCTGATTAAGAGTATTAACTGCAACTGGATCAGCTTTCTGTTCCATATCGCTTACCCACATAATATCTTCAGAGTTAGCAATAATATCTGGTAATATCTTGTCCTTAATATCTTCATCAAGCGTTTCAATATAGTTCTTAGCTACAATCTTCTTAGACTTGTCGTCAAGTAAATTCGTTACTGCTAAAAGCTGTTGTCTGCGCTTCTGAAGCTTAGTAATAATAGTAGGACCGTTTACAAGTTTATAAGTAGGAAGTTTTTCAATATTGAGCTCCCAGCAGAAGAGTTCACAAAGGGCCTTAGTAAAGCTGAATATTGCCTGATAAGCATTTTCATAAAGGCTGTTTACATTAGACTCACTATTAGCCTGCTGCATCAAAATTTGTGTTGCTGTCTGATCGCTCATTTGCGGCTGAATACCTTCACTAGGAACACCGATAGTAGAAGCCATCAAATCATTACAAGCCTGCATTGTTGATATAAGGTCCTGTGTCTGATAAGACTCAATAATAGGAGTAGGAGCTACATCACCATTATACAATGCAACAAGAGATTCCTTAGTCTGAAGCTTTTTATAATATTCATCAAGACCGTCAATAGCCTTAGCAGGCATAAGGAAATTAGCTTTCGGTGTTCTGTTAGCTCTTTCAAGCATAGTAGAATATGCCAAGTTAAGACCAAACTGTAAATCAGCTGTCAAGTCAACAATTCCACCATAGTCTACCTTGTTATTTCTAATAATTTCATTATAGCAGAATCTAAATATAGGAATACGAGTAATAGGAATTTCTATTTCTTCTTCAATAATCTTGTTACCGCAAGCTTTTGTAAGCGTTACTGTGCCTTTGTCATTGATTTCATAATAGGTTACAATAGGAACAGAATTGCTCGGGATAGTCCATTGTTCTCCAATACCAGTCAATACAGAACTACCATCAGAATTAACAACATTATCACCATAAAGTCTTTTAGCCTTAGTAATCGAGATATAGTCTACAATTGCAGCATATTCGCAGTCACCTGCATCAAGGTCTGTACAGTTCGGGTCAAGAGCTACATGACCAACGTCTCTAATAGCTTCAAGTTTAACTTTACCATCGATGATGTCCATGATGAAGAAGCCAGTACCTACTAAGCATGCATGTCGTAAAGCGTTAATGAAAACAAATTTAGAATTGTTATCATTTTCTACTTCATCGATTTTTTCCTGAACAGCTTTGTAAATACCTTCCGGATCTTCCAGTTCAGCATGATATGGAGATTTACTGAACGGGCTAACAATAGCATTCATAAACTTCATATACTGACTAAAATGACGACAAATACGACCTGTTCTGTCAGTCTCATCAATAAGATCTGGGCTCCAGAAATTACCAGATGCAATTTCCATATCTCTTTTCTTTCTGGAAATCAATGTGCTATAAAATGCGCTAGATTTTGATAAATTGTCTCTTATTTTTTGTAGCATATTTTCTACCTTATAATAACTATCTTTATTTATACTACCTGAACAGAGCATTCATTAACTGAGCCTGTCTTTGTGGTGTTATAGGTGTTTCTATATCAGCAAATGTCAATGCCAAAGCATCGCATGTATCTGGAGAATGACCTAAAATTTCCTTAATTTGCTCTTTAGGAACAATAGCCTTCTTACCATTAGTAGTAATTACATAAGATGTAGCCATTAGCTCATCTATAATAGTCTGAGAATCTATATAGAAACCATCATCTATGGCCTTTACAAGATTTGTATAAAGGTCTGCACGAGCATTTAAATTATACTCATTATTGCTTTTTCCGCCGAAATTTATACCGACAACATGATAACTAAGCTTTAAATAGTCTTCTACACCTGAACCCCAGCCACCTGTTGCATCAAGGAATATAGTCTCAATCTTATATTTCTGTATAAGCCTTTCAGCTTCTGCAGCAATTTTATTAGTATCTGCATGGTATAAAGGCACATTTTCTACAATATTATAGCTATTTCTAACAATAATAACAGTAGAGTCGTTACCATAACGAGCCATATCTATGCCCATTACATACTTATTGTCATTACCTTTTGACCTAGCTGGTAATGTTACATCAGCCAAAATACAGTTCTCGATAGATGTTTCCATAATTTCACCTTCGAGTTCCTGCTTTCTCATCATTGGGTCGGTTACTGAAGACTCAATTAAAGCTACTGATTCAGCAGACAACTTATAGTTATCTTTGTAACTACCAGTAAATATATCCCAGTCGCCTAAAGTCATGTGTTCTTTAAAGCGTCTATTCCAAATACTACCAATTCTAGGAGTTGTGCAAAAACGAATCCTAGGCTTAATTCCTTCACCTCTAAGACAAGGACCAACAATATCTAATAAATCTGCTGGAGCCATTGCAACTTCATCAAGAATCAATAAAGATACATCAGTCTGACCACGAGTATTTTCATAGTTCTCGTAGCTATAACCGAAAGCTCTTCCACCATTAAATTCAATAGTCATATCAGCTTTATTGTATTGTGGAACAAGCTGATCAGCAATTTCTGGATATTGAGATTGTAAAAATCTAAACCTATTTAGCACTTCAGCCATAAGGTTCTGTTTTAATGATGAATATGTCTGGCTAAAAATAATAGAACGCTCTCCCTTCATCAAGGAAAGCACAATCATCCATGATAATATGAATGTTTTACCAGTTGAACGAGAAGAAACAATTCCTGCATACTGTTTCTTAGAATGCAGGAATCGTCTCTGAATTTTCAACAAATCTTTGTCTAAATCATAAGTCAGCATCGTCGGTTACAATAATCTGGAATGTTTTGTTTTCATTATCCACATTAACCTGTGTTTGCTGTCCCTTCTTATCTTCAGCCCAATTATCTTTATATCTACGTTTAAGAATTTCTAAATCTGAATTTTTGCCATCTTTTGCATAATTGCTGCAAAATTCCATTTCTAGTCGTTCTTTTGTAGTATCAAACCATTCGTTAAACATAATCAAAGCCTGATTATCTAAATCAGAACGAGAATTAGCACTATAGCTTGTATCAAACGGTTTTAAATCTAAGTCTGGAAAAGTTTTTTTAATGTATGGCTGACATACCCTTACAAAGTCATTCCATCTACACGCGGTAGTCGGCTTAACTTCAGATACAGTATTTTTGGCTTTATAGTTCTTATAACATAATACCCAAATAAACAGCTTACCTTTCGGCGTGCTGTCTATCTTGGGCTCGTTACAATGTTCTATGATAGAAGTAACCGCAGTCCACAAATCAGTCGTGTTTGGCTTATTTGCCTTCGGTCTCTGTGCCATTAGCTAATACCTAAAGTTCCATTCTTCTTATTTTCAAGATAATTACCAATACCGTCCATGATTTCAATAAGCTTAGAGAGCTTAATGTCAAGACAGACTAAACCTTCGTAACAGTCAGCCAGGGTCTTATTGGAAAAATCTAACGGTTTTGTTTCTTCTATTTTTGTTTCTTTCTTCTTTGCCATATTATTCCTCTTTATATGTTTATTCTTCTACAGGTTCTTCAGAAATATCTTCTTCTTCGTAACCGAATTCGTCTTCGCCGCTACCTTCTACATTAGCAATAGCTTCCTGAACAGCGGAAATTTCTTCTTCAGATACACTATATTTCTTGAAAATTTCATTGAGTAAATTGATTAATTCGTTCATTTTTAACTTCCTTTATTATATATCCTTTTATTTATATCATATTCTGATTAGGTATACAGATTGCATTAAGCCATCTGTAAATATGTGGTCCAGACTGTAACCACCAACAATTCTTGTTTATGAAATCATACTGATATGCTATAATTTCTTTCCAATTCTGTTTGATATTCTCAAATACCTGGTCAAGTTGTTCTACAGTCGGATTATCTGGAACTTTACACAATGGATGTATCATTTCATAAGGACTTCCAGGAAAATCAGAACCCATCAGAATAGCACCGCAAGCAGCAGCTTCAGCAAATTTCAATGAAGACTTAGCTCTATTGAAATCATTATTCTGTAAAGGAGCAAATAAGATATCTGGCTTAATTACATTCAATTCAGCTGAATATAAAGATGTATATTGCCAAGGGTGAACCTTAATCATGTCCTTAACATCATCCAAGAAATATGGAACATTAACAAAATAATGCAAATCAACATCAGTAATATGCTTCTTCAGCCATTCTACCCACTGGCCAACATAATCACCTCGTTTACCAGCAACGCCAGCAGGAGCTTGTGGATTAATAGGCTGTGGTTCCAAAACATGTTGTGAAGCACCAGCTGAAATAAGCATTGGCTTTTCTCTAAAGAAATTCTTTCTAAAGCTTTGATATATCGAACGGTCAGCTGTATTCGGTACAATAACCGTATTCCAGAAATTGTGATGTTTATGAAGATAATCAGCTAAGAACTGTGTAGTAACAATACCGCAATCAAAATACTGTAGTTGTTCGTTTGCAATCTTTTCTATAGCATTCCAATCTCTCGGATTTAAAGAACTAGAGTTATAATCAGGAATTATAGACCAAAAGGCATCATCCACCTCGAAGCTTAATTTGTAACCAAACTTAGGTTGTAATTCCTTATAATTCTTTATCCATGGCATTGGGCTAAATGGACGCTGTACCAAAATACCTTTGCATCTAGCTAATACATTTGTATCAAATATAGGAATATGTGATACAATCACTTTTGTTTGAAATTGATTAGTCTGGTTAATATAATTAGCAAACTGTTGTATTCTTAAATTATAGCAGCCACCTGAGCTAGCCATTTCATTTGAAATAATTAAAATCAAGTCTTTATTCATTTTCTAAACTCCTCTTATGCCATTTACTAGTTTTGCAATGTACGTCTTTCTTGTGTTCTTCATAGGGAAGCCAAATTAATGCTTCAGGATTTATGTTATAATATAGTCCTTTCCTCTTTAGAGTTGTATGGGACCAATAGTTTTCTAGCCTATGGTGCAAATGCCATTTCTTAGGGTCAAAATTATCGGCTTTAGCTAAAGAGTAGTTTTCAATCAAGTCATAATTTTCTTTGCAATATCGTGTCCAGCCATTTATACGGTGGTCTTGACACCATTTTTTACTTAAATGATCATATTGTTCTTTATGTTTTTCATAACATTTTTTCTTTATTTGCTTAAACTGATTTTTATGTTGTTCTTGCCATTTTCGGCATATTAATTTATGCTGTTCCCAGGCAGCTTCGCCATATTTTAAAATGAATTCGTTTTTAGTCATAATTATCCTCGTCTATAGCTTGGCCAAAATACTCTTTACTACCAACATTACCTTCTAGTTCTTTCATAGGAACTCTGCACCACATACTGTCATTATCTAGTTGCAAATAAAG